AGCGGAGCGATAGAACAAACGATCCGCTTAGACGCATGTGGAGCTATCTCCGAGAATCACTGTTAACTGTCCACGGTTTTGGTGTAGCTGATATATAAAGGGCTCAGCAGAGCCTCACGGTATATGCGCTGTTGGACGTTATTGCCTGCGCGCAGAATAGGTAGCACCCATGAGCCTCTCCTGCGTTCCGGTGAAGGGGCACGGAAATGGTGGCTCAATTTTGCTGTTTTTTCTGACCTCTAAGCGCAAGGCTCCAACGAAGCGACCGACTGTTGGCTCTGCTGATGTGAGAGGTTTTGTTATTTCAGTGATGCGCGGCTCTACCGAGGTAGAGGCTGATGCGGGATGTCACGCTACCCAATGGTTACCAGGTAAACCTGGAGGTTATTGAGAGCATAAACCTCTCGGAAAATTGGCTCTCCGCCGGGGTTCTAATTCCGACGGAGAGGTGTGTGGCTGGTCCGTTCCGCTGACGCGGAAAGATGGATCAGGCGGAGGCCTTCGAGGCGGCTTGCTTTTCGAGGACGACAGTGTCGCCGTCGGTCAGCTCGTCGTCCATGCCGATGGTGACACCGTCGACGACACCAGACACGTTCTCGGGGTAGCCGAGGACGGCCTTGTTCGTCGCGTCAGCGAGCACCTGGCGGAGGCTGGTGCCTTCGGGCACCTCGCGGGTCACCTGCTTGGTGAGGCCGAACTTGAGGGTGATGGAGATCATGGCGATCTGTCGTCCTCCTCAGGTTAGCGAACGGCGACGGCCGGCGCGGCCTCGGAGAACCACTCGACGTAGGTCTCTTCGGCGACGGCGAGCGTCTCCTTCGCGTCGCGCAGGGCGACCTTGAGGCTCTGGACCTCGTTGACCCAGTTGTTCGCATTGAAGTTGCGATCGACCGGGCGGAGCGAATCGGCGCTGTCCGGGCCGATGTCGAGGGCGCGCGTGAGCGACGCTTCGATGACCTGGACGGCCTTGCGCTTTTCGTTGATGAGGGACTCCTGCGCGAGCTTGGCAGCGACGGCGGTGTCCTGGGCACGCTTGAGCTTGATGCCCTCGGCGTTACCCGCGATGGCGGAGATGAACTTGTTCATCTGGCGGTGTTCCTTGGTTGGTTGTTAACAATCAACGCGGGCGTCGTTGCCTGCGCTGAAAATGGTTGAAGGCCCGTAAGCAACCGGCGACGACGATCCGGGTTCCGATCGCTATTACCGTGTTGGTGATGATTCGTCGTAGAGCCCACATATTCTGCGATGCAGAACCCGACTCCCACGCCGACAGCAGCGGCGGCTCCGAAAACGAAGCCGGCCGCTGCTGAAGCAAACAGGTCAAGGATCCAAAGGCTGTTAGTGTTGGCTTTCACTGGACTGTGGTGATGTGCGTGTCGTGAGCCTCTAGGTCCGCACCCTTCTAGTGGCTGACCTGGCTCAACGTATAACCACTAGCGAGGGCGTGACTCTTCATGAGATGCTTCAGCATCGGCTGTCCGACATGGGTTTCGTATTCGGTGAGTCGTCGTAACGCGTCGTCGCGCTCAGTTTTCACTCCCTTGAGGATGCAGAAGATACAGCTTCCGCCCTCGACAAGCGCCGGGTCCCACGAGTGACCACACTCGCTGCACTTCTCGCGCGCGAGTTCGATGGCGAGCTTGTCCCTTAGCTCCACAACTTCGCGTTCCAGCTCGATCACGAGTCTTGAGAGGCGACGGATCTGCTCCTGCGGTGTAGGCTGATCAGGGAGTTCGGTTTCTTTGCGGACAAGGACCATGGCACTGAAGGACCGCTCACGTTGTCGCTTCTTTCTTACGGGCGTCGCTTGAACTGAAACACCGGCTCAGGTTTCACGAACAGCGACAAGATGCGCAGAAATATAGACAGCCACAGGCCGCTGAATATAGCGGTCACTGCGCCGCTGAACGTCCCAATAAAGAGGATCGGCAGGCCGAAGGTGGCGAGGACATCGATCCACTTCTCCAGACGGACCATGCGGCCCGGGCCCAGGAGTTTCCATAGGACGATGAACTTCCCGAGGGCTGTGAAGAAGGCGAGGACGATGAGATGCATGATTCAGAGCCGGTCGATTGTGGCGTTGGCTGCGTTCCATCCCACCACCACGGCCGTTTTGATCATGCTGATGATATAGCTGAGCAGAACGAATGGCCACAGGGTGAATATGAGGAACAGTAGGAACCAGTGTTTGGTTTTCATGGTGTTGGGAAAACAGACACCTGAGGCTGGTAGGAACTTTCGAGTCCGTTTAAGGATACCCGCCAGTTCCTCAGGCAAGGAGCTACCAACGGCTAGGCGTGCAGCAGACCCTACAGTCGCAGGTCCGGGAGCCAGCTTTCCACGATGGCAGACATCTGGCCCGATGCTGCCGGTGTGGCGTTGGAGAGTGTTGTGCCGGCCCGGGAGTGCCTTCCGCCATTACGCGTGAGTATCTTGCCCTCTGTGGCGCTTCTGCGGGCGCTGGGCCGGTTCACAAATTGGTGAGCGCGGTAGGAGTCGAACCTACAAGGTGGCTATTTCAGCCGGAATACGGCCGCTATCCGGACTCCCGTGGAGGCGTAGTGCTCCACGCGTCTACCGTTCCGCCACGCGCTCGTGAAATTCAGTCGTCGTTCTCCGGTGGCTTGCTGTTGCCGATGCTGATGAACAGCGCGATGAGGCACAGCGCGCCTATAGTGATCATTGTGACACTTACGACTTCTGCGGAGAAGAGGTGGATCATGCGGCCTCCTTTTTCAGGCGCGGCGGAGTGATGAACGCCCTGGTCCGAAGTTCGAAGCGTTTCGTGTCCTTCGGGATTTTTCCGGAGCGGAGATCCCTGCCCTGCTGGCTGCACCAGAAGGCCGAGAGCGTGTTGTCCTTGCGCGAGTCCCAGTGCGTGAGCTGCACGCCCTTGTCGAACACGGCATGCATGGCTTGAGTGAATCCGCCGTTGGGTTTCCTGATCTTGGGCATGGTGGTCAGTTGTTGGAGTGGTTGGGAATGCTGCCTACAGCTGCGACTTGAGTGCCGAGCGTGGCCAGCGCGTCCTGCGCCGAGTCACCCCAAGCAACGAGGCCTGGGACGCTGGCGATCCACAGGACCGATTCGCTCTTCGGCTCGATGAATTGCACCAACGTGATGGTGCACGAAGGCTGGAACCCTTGGAGCTGGAGCAGCGTGACGGCTGACGGTGTAGGTTTACCCTGAGGCATGAAAAGAAGAGAGCCCCGATAGGCTCGGGGCTCTGTGGATCTTAGGCTGTGGTGCGGATGGCGTCCCAGTTGACGGGGGCCGGTCGGACCTTGTGGCGCTGGTGGGCGACGTGGCGTTCGAGCGTGCGGATGCGTTGCTCGACATCATCCCAGTGGTCCTTGGGCGTGATGAAGCGTCCGGAGATGACTTTGCCCTCGTTGTCGGAGCGGAGGGCTCCGTGTGCGCGCTTGATGCGCTTGAAGGCTTCCTCACGGAGTTCGAGGAAGAGCGGTTTCAGCGAGGGCTTACGCTCGACCAGCTGCTCGGCCATGTAATCGGCGACTCGGCGGAGGTAGAGATCGTTGTCGAACAGCTCGTCGGCCTGGCTGGGCATTACCATCTGCGGATCGTTGAGCATGTCCTGCTCGAAGTCCGAGTTGGGATTGACGCGGTCGCGCAGCAGCTCGCGGATCATCGAGTCCTGCTCGGATCGATCGTCGGCCGGCTCCTCCATGTAGAGGGCGTCGAGGTCCTCGTTGGAGCCATGTGCCACGGTGATCACGTCGCCGACGCGCAGTGGGCGGTATTCGCCGGTTTCGTCGTCGTTGATCATGCACTTGGCCAGTGAGCCATCGTGCGTCTTGGGCAGGTCGTGCGTGATGACCTTGGTGAAGATGCGGCGGATGATGACATTGTTCACCCAGCGCTTGCCGCGGGCGGCGAGGATGCGGCGGCTCACTTCGGCATCGAGCCAGCGGTCGAAGCCGATGGGGTCGTCGTAGGTGAGCGTGGTGAGGTCCGTCAGCTCGGCTTGGTCCTCCTGCTCGATCTGCGAGGACTGGAAGCCTTCGGGCAAATCGTCTTCACCGACGCAGCCCATGGAGCGCGCACCGACCCAGACTTCGCGGATGACTGGCGTTCGGGCCTGGGTCATGTTGCGGGTAAACACGAACAGCTCGGCGTTGCGGCGCTTCTCAGTTCCGGGGACCTGATAGTTGCCGGTGTCCTCGACGTATTCGGAATCGTCGTATTCAAAGCACCGGGTGAAGCGCGCCATCTTTGGGTGCTGCTCGCAGAGCCACTTGTGCTCGTGCGGTGTGATGCGCGGGAGTTCGTTGCGGCGGATGAAGCCGCGTTTCTTGAGCGAGCGAGAGGCACTGAGCGCCTTCGCGAAGACTTCGTTGAAGCGTTGAGTATTCATGGCATGAAGAAACCCCGCACCGGGATGGACCAGTGCGGGGTTTCACCATGAATTCCAGTCTCAGGAGCTGGAGAAAGCGTCCTCGACGGCGGACTTCTGCGCGAGCGATCCCAAGAGCTTGTCAGCGAGTGCGGTCGCCGATTCCTCCGTGAGGTCGCGCACGCCGGAGCGCAGGCGGACGTTGAAGTAGATCTGGCCCGCAGGACCCTTGACCTGCACGCCGTTCTTGGTCTGCGGTTCGACGGCCACGATGGCCGGTTTGCCGGTGAATTGTGAGGTCTTGGTCATCACCGTGGTGAGCAGGTGACGATCGTCGAGCTGCCCCAGCTCGTTGGGGAAGGCGCTGCGCAGCTCATCGAAGCCGATGCGCTGGCTGTCCGGGTTGTCGAGGTTGATGCGGTGCGTGACGATCTCAGGGACCTTGGGATCTTGGGAGATGTTCACGCGCGTGAAGATGGCAGGTTTGCTGCCGATGTTGACGACAAGGTCCTGGACCGTGCCGTTGAACTGACCGAATTTGGGAGTGTTGGACATGATGGATGTGAGTTGAGGTTGGGTGGTTGGATGAGAGATCAGGAAACAACCGCATCACTGGCGGATTTGAGGGCCTTGGAGCCTTTGCTCAGGGCGTCGGCGATCCACGAACGCGCCTTGTGCGTGAGCGGCGTTGGCTCTTGGGCCATGGACTCGTTGAGCCGGCTGCGGGCGATCTGCTCCTTCAGCTCGAACTCGCGCGTGTTGCAGAAGCCGGCGAGGCGTCGCAGGTAGTCCACTTCGGACTCGTCTTCGATCGGGTTCAGATGAATGCCGAGCTGCTTGGTCGTGTCGGCGATCATGTGGATGCGGCCTTCAATGGCCCGGATTTCCTGCACGACGAGCAGGATCTCGCGTTTGAGTTCGGCGAACTGGGATGCGGACGTAGTATTCATGGTTAATCGAGAGTCGGTCGGAATTGACTGAGCATCTCACAACCAAAGCCCGCGAAGCGCCTACTTGCGCCTGCGGACCTTGGGATCGATTAACTGAAGATTCGCACCAGCAGCTGCGTGCTGTGGTTTACGATGATCAGTGTGTAGTAGAGCAGAGTGGTCATCGACCGGTGAAGATGTGGCGGGGTTTGCCGGTGGCCTGGAAGGTCTTGATGAGTTCACCTATCCGACCGTTACTATAGCCGTTGAAGAAGAACACGGCGGCGTCGGCTGCTTTAACCACGGTTTCGTTAAGTTGGTCCAGAGTGTATATCGGACTGTTTCCTCCCCCGATTATGAACTCGGTATGCTTGACCCCGTGCCTTTCGCACCATTCTCGCACTTCTCGGTCGCAACAACTCATCCGCATCCCGATTACTTCGGTGATTGGCCACGTCCACTGGGTCGGTGGTGGAATGATGATTTCGTCATACAGCCAGTTGCCTGTGATGAGGACCTTCATGTGGTGAGTTGGAGTTGTTCAGCGTGCTTGGCTGCGAAGTCCCAGCCAGAGAGCCACCACATGGCGGCTTCGGACCCTTGGATGTAGGGACATTCCGTGCGGCGAGCGCCCGAGTCGTGTGCGGTGATGCCTTCGTCAACGTAGGTGATCATGTGGACAGGCCTTTCTGGATGGCGTTGTTGATAAACTGCTCCTCATACGCCTCCGCATCGTATCCTATTTCTCGGTCTGCACCTGATTCAGCGGCTGCAATGTTGGCTTCTTCGCGCAATGCCTCGATCTCCGGCGTTTCGTGCCCATTGGTCCATGCGTTGTTGATGGCAGTCCAGTAGATCTTGTTCATGTCGTTCATGGTGGTTATGCGCTGTGCTGAACGTCATTGTTCAACCACAGCCCTTGTCATCCCGCGAAGCGCCGAGCCTGATAGCCTGTGACACGTGATAGTGAGTATCACTGAGCAACCGCCTATCTTACCGAGTTGATCAGGTTACTTAGGTCCTTTGGGCGGGCGTAACAGGGCAGCTATGGCTCATGACCCACTCATGCATTCACTCACCGCACCTCAGGTCCCAAGGACCACCAAGACTCAGTCTCATCGGCGCTGGCGTGCTTTGGGCGTCAGAGCCGGAGTAAACGTGGTTCTGACGGCCAAACGTAAAAGGACCTTTGGCCCACTGGTCCACAGCGACGAAGGAGCGAAGGACCTGAGCCGCGGGCGCCGGCCCGTAGGGCCTCACTCTTCCCGCACACGCCTGAGAATCTTTGGACCCCCGGGTAGAGGGGGAAATGGACGTTGGCAGGTAGTGAGGGAGGGGACCCGCTCATCCATTCGACCTCTCCGGGCGTTTCCATACCCACTCAGTTTGTCCGGGTATGGCATCGGGTATTAAATTTTCAGGCTATAGGGATTTCATACCCACTACACCCGCTACACCCACCTCAAATAAAATTTCATCAGACAAAATAAAATCAGGATTAACCGGGTGTATCGGGTATTTCGGGTATGACTTACCTTATATGATAAAATATTCATTCCCTCCACCAAAACCCAGGTGGAATACCGGGTATTGACCAGCCAACCACAACACGCCTTGGTGTAGTCCATGCCCAACCCAGCTGATCTCTCGGCCTACCTGGTCTACGTTTTCCTGCTGCTTCTGCTGCTCACACGCGCTCCGGAGTTGGTCCTGAGGACCCAAGACCCAGAGATCCTTCGGGTCCGCTATTGGTCGCTCCTGGCGGCCTTCGTGTTGTTTTGCGCGGTCGCCTGTGGAACCACCTACGTGGCCGCAAAGCACTCGTTCGAGCGCGGGGTCGAATCAGCCCGTCAAAAATGAACGACTTGTATTGACTCCGCACATACGACCGCACATCTTGCGCGGTGTGAGAAGATGAAGTCCTGAACACTCAGCGGGAACAGCGGATCGACCCGGAATCGGGCAAGGTCCTGCATCCCCTGGAAACCCCGCCGAAGGAGGCTCTGGCGCGTTACGAGCAGAAGAAACGTGAGCGCGAGGAGCGCTGGAAGCAGCCCCGCAAGACGAAGGACGAGATCAAGGAGGCCAACAGGGCCGCACTGGCGAAGGCCCAGGCCGTCCGCGCCGAGAAGTTCAAGCAGCGCGAGATCGTCCGCGAAAAGGTCCGTCAGGGCCAGCCTATCACCGAGCAGGAGCGCGAGCTTCTCGGGTGGCGCGGAGGCCGTGTGCCGAAGGAGCAGCAGGAGGCCCAGGTCATGGCCGCGGCCTCGAAGCTGCTGATCAAGCCGCAGTCGATCACCGAGCTGCGCGTCCTCGTCGAGAAGGTGGCCCTGAAGCACAGCTACAATCCGGTGGAGGAGCTGATCCTTCTGACCCGCAGCGATGAGATCAAGGAGGCCGAGAAGATCTCGATCCACAAGGCCCTCCTGCCCTTCCTGGCGCCACAGCTCGCCACCCCGAAGGCAGTCAAGGAGGGCGCGGAGGACGGCGGAGGCGTGAAGGTGACGATCACGCAGTTCCAGTTCCCGGACCGCGAGAAGAAGCCGCTCTACGAACAGAAACCAGCCACGGTGGAGACCGAGCAGAAATGATCACCAAGGACCAATACCAGCAGGCGCGCGAGCAGAAGGCCGCGGCCGAGAAGATCATCAACGACTATTGCCGCCAGGAGGCCCAGGCCTTCGATGCGAAGTGGACCAAGTTCCAGAACGGCGAGCTGGTCTTCAGCGACGACGAGCTGTGCTACGCCGCCTATTCGCGCTGCCGCAAGTGCGGCGAGGGCCTGGCCTACCCCAAGGACTGCACGTCGCACCACCAGTGGACCTGCTCGCGCGTGCTCAAGGGCGAGGCGAAGGACGGCGATCACGACGCGTTCTCGTTCGTTTTCTACGAGGTGAAGAGCGAGGACCAGCCTTCCGCGCAGGGTGCCACCACCCGTCCGAAGAAGCCATGAGCAGAAGACGCACCTGAGCAGAAGGTCGGCACCGCCGACTTTGTTGATAGCGCCTGCGAGACCCTTCAGTCCGCAGGTCAGCCGTTCCTGATCGTCGCGCTCGACGGGCAGAACTTCCGCACCCGCTGGGCCACGCGCAACGGGTGCCCACGGCAGGACGCGAAGGACCTGGCACAGGTCACGCGCGCGGCGCTGATCGAGCTGCTGGAGGCCAATCGGTGAAGGAGGTCATCCTTCCCGCCAACGGCTGGATGCCGCGCCACTACCAGGCCGGGTTCTGGCGCTACATGCAGGACAACCCGTTCGGCGCGCGGGCTATCCTTTGTCACCACCGCCGCGCCGGCAAGGACCACACCGCGATCAACTGGACCGCGTGCGCCTCGCAGCTGCGCGTCGGGCTCTACATCCACGTCTTCCCCTACGCCAACCAGGGCCGGCGCGTCATCTGGAACGGCATCGATCGAAACGGGAAGAGGTTCCTCTCGGCCTTTCCGGACGAGCTGGTCGAGTCGCGCTCCGACCTGGAGATGCGCCTGATCCTGAAGAACGGGTCGATCTACCAGGTTCTTGGCGCCGACGATCCGGACAAGCTGGTGGGCATCAACTGCGCCGGCGCGGTGTTCTCGGAATACGCGCTGATGGACCCACAGGCCTGGCGCCTGGTGCTGCCAATCTTGAACGAAAACGGCGGGTGGGCGATCTTCCCCTCGACGCCGCGCGGACGAAACCACTTCTACGACCTGGTGGAGGGCGCGAAGAAGAACCCAAAGTGGTTCGTCTCGGTCGAGACTATCACGACCACTGGCGCCGTCGACCCTTCCGTGGTGGACGAGGACCGGAAGATGGGGGTCGAAGAGCCGCTGATCCAGCAGGAGTATTTTTGCTCGTTCGACGCTGCACTCCAGGGCGCCTACTACGAAAAGCAGATGTCCGGCCTCATCGAGGCCAAGCGCATTGGCGATGTCCCGTTCGATCCGGCCCTGGAGGTCCACACGGCCTGGGATCTGGGCATGAACGATTCGACCTCCATTTGGGTCTTCCAGATGGCGCGCTCCGGCCCGCAGATCATCGACTTCATCGAGTCCTCCGGCCAGCCGTTGTCCTACTATGCGCGCGAGCTGCGCGATCGCGCCGAGCACCACAACTGGGTGTTCGGGACGCACTACGGTCCGCACGACCTGATGCAGCGCCAGCTCTCGACCGGCAACACGCTCCTCCAGACCGCGTCTTCTCTCGGCATCCGTTTTGTCGTGGTGCCCAAGCACGAGATCAAGGACGGCATCGAGGCCGTGCGTCAGCTGCTGCCGACCTGCCGCTTCGACGGCGGCAGGTGCGAACACGGCATCGAGGCGCTCAAGTCCTACCGACGCGAATATGACGACCGCCTCAAGGTGTATCGCGACAAGCCGCTTCACGACTGGGCGAGCCATGCCGCCGACGCTTTTCGTTACCTGGCGATGGGTGTCCGTCAGCGCACTCCAGGCCGTCCTCGCAACCTGCCACAGCATGCCGACGCTGCTTACGACCCGTTCCGCTGACTTGCTGGGCGAGTGCGAGGCCGCGCACCGTGCCGCCGGCTACAACTTTGCGCAGGTCTTCGACGACTTCTTCACGAACCACTACGTCTTCAAGGGACCGGACTACCTGCTGATGGGCCGGGCAGATCCGAACGATCACGATGCGTGGCTGGTGTGGTGGGCCTCCAGTTCCACGCCGCGCAGCGGTCCTGAGATGCTTCGGCTATTCCTACATCACATGCCACACTATCGTGAGCGCGTTGGTTGGTGGCGGCCGCTGAAGAACCGCCAGCCGTTCAAATACTACTCGACACGGCGGCTGCTTCGTTTTATTGAGGCGTAGGCTGGCACCAAATGATGAATCCCATCACGAGCACCTTCATGTCACTGGGCCGAATTCCGCTTTACCGGGAATTCGGCGGCGGTGGTGGCCGCATTCAGACTTACACTCCCCCTACTCCGCCGGCCCCCACTCCGCCGCCCGCGCCGCCCGCGCCGAAGGCGGCTACTTCCGTGGTCCGTGATCAGCTTCAGCAGCTCGTCCCGAAGCGCGGTCGTCGCTCCACCTTTCTCACTTCGGGCATGACGACCGACAACACCGACGGTCGCGGCCGCACTCTCCTCGGCACGCCACTCACCAAATGAGAAGCTGACATCAGGGCCCTTGCTGAGAAGCACGCTGAGCTTGAGCGCGAGCGCAGTGCGTGGGACTCGTTGTTCCAGGAGCTGAAGGACCTGGTTCGCCCCGACACCGCCGACTTCACCGGCGGCAACAGCCGGCCCGAGGATTCTCGACGCCGTGTTTTCGACGGCACTGCGCCGTGGGCCCTGGAACAGCTCGCCGCCGGCCTTCACTCGTATCTTTCCAGCCCGGTCGACCGGTGGTTCTCGCTTGGCGCCGCCGGCGTCCCCATCAACGAACTTGGGTTCGAGGAGAAGGGCTGGCTCGACGGCTCCTCGGAGTTCATCTACGCGCACTACTCCAACCCGTCCGCGTCGTTCAATCCAGCGATGCACGAGGGCTACATGGACATCGCCGGCTTCGGCACCGGCGCGATTTACCAGTGGCTGGACATGGGTTCGATGACGCTGCGCTTTCGCGCGTATCCGCTCGCCGATGTCTGGGTGGAGGAGGATGCCGCCGGCCGTGTGGTCCGCGTGCACCGCCGATCCCGCTGGACCGTGAAGCAGGTCAAGGACGAGTTCAACTTCCTGCCCGAGAAGATGGCGAAGATGAAGGACGGAGATCGCGTTCAGATCATCCACGCCGTCTACGAGCGGCACGACCGCG